TTCTTCGTCCATGCCTTCGGCTCCGAATGGCTGAAATGGATGATGGAAGGTCGTCCTGACGATGGTCGTCGTGCTGCCAAGTTCACTAGTTCGGAACAGATGTACCTTGCTCGCTGGCGCACTGCTGCCCGTAAAGCGGTCATTGAATATTGCAAACAGCACAACATCCGCGTCCCCAATCGGATCACTACGGTTCAACCTGCTGGCACCAAAAGTCTTTTGACTGGCGCTTCTTCTGGCTGGCATCCGCCCAAAGCTCAGCGGTTCATTCGTCGGATCACTCTGGGAGTCTCTGACCCCCTGGTGCCGTCCTTGATGGAATATGGATTCAGTGTGATCCCTGCTCAATCGGCGCGGGATGAAGAAGGCAATCTGCTAAATGACATTTCTGACCCACGAGTACAGGAAGTCCTTGTCGAGATCCCGACCGAGGTGAGTTGGGCAAATATGCCCGGATGCGATCAATTCGATCTAGCAGATCTGCCTGTTGAGGCTCAATATGGTCTTTACATGCAGGTTCAGACTCACTACACAGATCACAACACCTCTGCCACGATCGAGCTGCGTGAGCACGAGATTGAGCCGCTGTCCAAGCTGATCTACGAAACCATTCAAAAGGATGGCGGATACATTTCAGCAGCTTTGCTGGCCAGATTTGACGCTAACGAGACTTTCCCTCGTTTGCCTTTTGAGCCGATCAGTAAAGAGAAGTATGACGATGAAGTCATCATCAACATGTTCTCTCGTGATTCTGAGAATTTTCTCAACATTCTCAATAAATACGACAGCGAAGACTGGTCGATCGAATCAGTGGCAGGTTGTCAGTCAGCAGCTTGTCTTGATAAAGCCGACAAGGATGAAAGGGACAAAGGTATTTAAAATGAAACAAACAAGGCCCGAAAGGGCCTTTTCTTTTAGATAGCTATGTCTTGGAATGAACTTCATGTAAACGAAATTCAATATCCGGACAACCCTGAGTTACAACAGGCGTTAGACAACTTCAGACAGCAGTATTCATGGTACGAGTCACAGCTAAAGTTGAATAAGCACAGCTTTGACCTTTCTGTTGTGCAAACAGCTTGGGACAACTATCTGAGATTAAGGAATCGTCATGAGTACAATTGTCGACCATCAAATCCGTCAGCTCGCAAGGGATCTCGGCCTCGTCGAGCCATTTAACCCTGAGATGGTCAATCCGGCGTCAATAGACGTCACCCTTGGTTCACAGATCAAAGTTGAGACGCAGGAAGGTGGATGGCGAACTGTAGACATTTCCAGGTATGGCTACGCAATGGCACCTGGGCAGTTTGTGCTGGCACACACCGAAGAGTTGATAAGGGTGCCCAACAATATGGAATGTGTGTTCTTGCTGAAGTCATCTCGTGGGCGCGAAGGTTATGAGCACGCATTAGCGACGTTTTGTGACCCTGGATTTGTTGGTCAAGTAACGCTTGAACTTACCAACCTCCGTAGGTATCAGTCATTGCCTCTGAGAAAGGGTCTTAGGATTGGTCAGCTCAAGTTTTCTAAGCTAGACGAAATCCCTATGCGCTCTTATGCGGTAACCGGCAGGTATCAAAATGATATGGGTGCGCAAATCTCAAAAGGTTGATTACACTAAATTGTCCACCCGTTGGACGGTTTAAGGATTTCCAAAGACCTTCGGGTCTTTTTTTATGTCCGGCAACCTATTAAGACGAGGGTGGCGAGATGCTTCCTGGTCGTTCTTAGGTATGACGCCTTTCACGCAGTGACTGCAAATGCACGGAATCTCTCATCCGACCAATGACCCGACACTGGTCTCTTATCACAGGCCAGAGCTTCTACGTCTTTTGCCACAACTAGAGCAGGCTAATGATTGCTTTTGTCTGCTAAATACTGAGAGCCTCGGATCTGCTAAGCATAAATACCTGCACCGCGAACCGGCTGAACCGGAAGCTGCTTACGCTGCAAGACTAGGTAGGTCAACTTATACACCCATTTACAGGGATTCAATTCGGTCATACGCCGGATTACTAAGTCGTTTTCAGGTCGTTGATGGGCCTCCGAGCCTGACTGGAAACGCCGACAACGTCGATCTGCAGGGCTCAAGCCTTCAGACGTTCATGACCATGGCCGATGAGATGGCGCTGCGTGATGGCGGCACCTACATCATGGTTGACATGATGCCCGATAGCGGAGCCGATAACTTCTTTGATCAAATGAGTGACGGTCGGCATCCGTACTTTATTTCGATCAAGCGTGCTGATGTAATCAACTGGAGTGTGTCTTATGAGCGTGGCATTGAATCCGTTGACCAGGTAACCATCCGTCAGCTGAGGTCAACCCCAGCATCTGAAGGACAATTTGGCGTAAGTGTAGAGCCTATTTATTACGTCCTGACACCAGGCAAGGTCGAAACCTATCGACTAGTGAAGACAGCGGCACGCCGTTACGAAAATCAAAAGATTGACGAAATAACAACCAGCCTCCCAATAGTCCCCCTCGTTTATTACGGAGCCACCACGACTCGGTTTGCCCAGGGCGACTTGCCGATGGATGGTCTGGCTGACCTCAGTATTCAGCACTATCAAATGCGTTCTGACCTGGCTGAGCTGCTCCACAAGTGCGCCATGCCTGTACCGGTCCGCAAAGGTGCTCCTGTTGGTACCGATGGACGTCCTGCGCCATTGATTCTTGGACCTAACACTGCTGTGGACCTGCCAGAAGAAGGCGGTGACTTTGACTTCGCTGAGCCGAGCGGTCGTTCGTTGGAACGTCACCAAAGTGAGATTGAGCACATTGAGAAGTTGATGGATCGCAGCTCTTTGAACTTCTTGTATGGAGCGAATGTTAAGACCGCAACAGAGGCATCTCTGCGTGCATCACAGATCGCTTCAAGCGTCTCTGCGTTGGTTCGCAATAAGACGTCCATGTTTGGAACGTTGATGCGTCTGTGGGCCTGGTATGCCGGCGAACAATCTTCAATTAATAAAGAGTCCGGCATCCACGTCAATGATTCACTTATTAACAAGCCCCTAGGAGCCTCTGAGATGGCCCAATTAGTAAATCTGTACTCTCAGGGCCTGATGTCTCGTCTGACGGTCTTACAGGAGCTTCAGAGGGGCGGAGCGCTTGATCCTGACCTGCTTGTAGACAAAGAAATCGAAAGGATTAAAGAAGATAAGGAAGAAAAGATGCAGAACATCCCCCAAATGATGTCTGTACAGGAGCCTGAACAAGAGGAAATGACGGAGCAAGAAAAGGTAGAGCAGGCTGCGAAAGTTGCTCAATAGAAAAAACACGCACTGGCTACACTTGATGTATGAATGATCACTGAAAATGGAATTCGATCCCGATAACAACGTAATCGTCAGGTTTCACTTTAAGGAGGATCGTGCAAGCGAGTTCAGCGAAGAAGGGAACTGCATTGTTGAACAGCAGTTTGACGATTTAGATGACGTGATCGAATACTGCCGTGAATTCGAAGATGCGTTGCAAAACGTTACTGTGCTATTTGCTGATGAAATCATTGAATTGATCGATTTTAATATTGAATCCTGATTCTGCATTTCATTTGCCTTTATAAGAACAGAGACTTACTTCTCTGATGATTTACGAAACCGGCAAACGCATCAAATCTCCTGGCGGCTCATTTGTTTATGAGGTCATCGGACCAATATGCAGGCTCTATGACCGAGAGGGGTTGCCATGGCCATCATGCTCGTTACAGTGGAAAGGCAAGCAACCCTCATGGCGACGAATCGGTAGACGTCTAATTCCAGACATCGCCGCTCAACGTTGTCCTAGCTACCAAGTAGTCGGGGTTGACTCTACGGGCACCCGTTGGGAGCAGCCCTTGACCTTGTACTCACACCGTCTTTCTCGCATTGAGAAGGAATGGTGGTACAGCAAGATCAAGCCCAATGACAAACACTAACAAACGGAGTTCATCCCTTGATTGGAATCAACTTTTCAAAGATCGCCCCGACCTTGAACCGCCTGGTTACAGGGAGACAGTTCAACGCATCGCAGACAGAAAAAACGATGACGATCGTAAACGCCTGCGAGGTCCTGGCGGCTCACGTAAATAACCTTGACTCTGAATGTGACCCTCATCTCTTTTGGCTGAAAAAAGAAATCGTTACCTTGCTTAAGGATGAGATTTCACAGCAGGAACTGGCTGAAGACTATGACATTTCTGCAGAGCTCGAAAGCCTGTACTTCTGACGATGTTAAAAGTCCTTTTCACCTTCTGTTTGTTTTCGACAATGTGGGTCCAAGTTCCTCAGTGGAATGCTGACTGGTCTAAATGCGCTGTAGATGTCCCCGACCCTGCATGCCATTGGTACATAGTTGCCCCAGACAATGTGATGGGAACCGGATTTAGCTGGGAGAACTCTCCCTGGTTCAGCGTCGAAGGCCTGCGTGATGTTGCGTCTCTCAAGAACACCATGACCAACCTGCACTTGCAGGCATCTGGTAAAATCGAGGACGCTTGACACGGGGCAGGCTCCTGCCCTATAGAGTAAGCTTGTATTACAGAGGATTTAATCCCATGCCACGTTCTAACAAGTGGGTGACCGAGAAGATCGCTTGCTACCTCGACGACTACTGCAACTTTCCTGATTGCATGCAGTTTGCTTGGAAGGGTCTGACTGTCGAGTCAGATGCCCAGTACTTCATTGTCAAAATCTTTGGCAATGAGGTGTATCGCCTGTATATGAGGGAAGGGACTCCTGACTCTATCCGGGTTACCAATGGCTTCTATCTGGATGGCTATGGCTTGCCCACCAGGCAGACCCGTGAAGTTCTCAATGGATTGCTTGACGTCTCCGGCGAGCTGGGTCTGATCCCTAGCGGTGTTCGTGTCTTCAAGGATGGAACCGGCTATGCCGTCGGCAAGGGTGAGTACATGGCACCACTCGACAAGCAGAATCCGTTTCGTTTTCTTCGTTTCAACAAGGCCAAAGAATCTTTTTCGATTTCCTGAGCCAATCGACGGTAAACTTAATTTGAAGCGTCCGTAGCGGTTGATACCGTTATGCAGTCCGACTCAGACCATAGGACGGGGATCTGAGCACTGAGGGAAACGTTATGAACTTCCTCGATGTCATCAAACAGGCCCAAATCAAGCGCAATCGTGCTTGGGAAGCTAAGCTCATGCACTTGAAGGCTTATCGCGGTGTGCCCTATGAAAAAGCAGAGACAATCTCTGTTCTGACCAAGAAGACGTATATTTACAGGGGTAAAACTTACGTTGCTTGATTTCTTTTTCATATCTAAATGAGGGGCTCAGCCCCTCTTTTTTATTGTTATTACAATTACATATATGCTTTGATTTATGAAATCCCCAGCCCTTGCCATAATTAGTGTCGAAATCAAAAATAACAATCAATCGGTAAAAGTACTTACCAAGCTAAGCAAGCAGAGTTCTGTTCAATATAAAATGACAAAACAAAGAACACTTTTGGCAAAATTCACAATTCCATTTGATGAAGTCGATGAATCGATTACCTCTTGGATTGTTGATCAAGGCATTCATCAAAATGACATCCTAAATATAGGATTCGATTATTAACATGACTCGCTCCAGGGAAGAGATCGTATCAAAGCTAACCAAGTGGTACATTGCTGCTCAAGAATGCACCTCCAGAAAAACAGCGCAAAAAGCTTTGAAAAAGACAAAAAAGCATGCCAAAAGGCTTAGCGCCTTATATGATATGTCTAGTTCTGAACCTGAACCTGACCATGATCAGCCCAGTATCAAGGAAACTGATTAAGGTAAAGTCATTTTCTGATCTTGAGCTGGCAATAAATGGATTTAAAGTATTTGCCAACAATGGATTAGTTTCGCTTATTGGTACTCATGGGATTTGGCGTGACTTCATGTTTGGCTCATACATCATTAGTTGTAAAATTTCTCCGCGAAAGCTTTTTGGTTTACGCCTTGGCACTAAGATGCGTGTATGGGTCAACGGCGATCCTCTGAGCGCTGGAGGCCTGCAGTCCTTGTTTGACTGATCTCCTTGGGGGTCTAGCAATCTGGTGAATGCAGCGAACTCATAATTCGCCTAAGGCGAGTTCGATCCTCGCGACCCCCACCTGACAATCCATTCAACACGACAAACAATGTCACAACGGCACCAAGCCCTCGATGCAGCAGAAAAGCTCAGTCAAGAGGTTGAGAAAAACATTGACTCTGTTCTTGACTGCATAAAAATGCACAGCGAAATTTGCTGGAAAAACGATGCGCCAACAGAGTTTGTACCAGATGCTGAATATGTCGACAGGATTCAAGTAAAGTTAACTGAAATCCAATTTTATTTAAGTGACATCAAGACAGCAAGATCTGTCACAGATTATCGCAGGAAAGCTGTTGGCAAATGGAATAATTAATTAGCCGCATGGCTAATCTTGCCTGAGCCCCTAGATATTCCAGATCTCATACTGCCTATACCGCCGGACATTCCTGTTCCGGCATTAGAACTTCCTAAAATCGAATATCCCGAATACCCCCAGGTACTTTTTCCTTCAGAGCTTCTGCCTGGGGTAGTTGGCCAGGAAGATTCTTCTCAAGAGGAAGAGACCGAAGAGGATCCTGAATCTTCCGAAAAGGAGCAACAAGATAAGAATCAAGAATCCCCAATACGATTAGAGGGGATACAGCAATACACAAGACAAAACCCAGCACTAGATACGCTAAACGGGTGGCCATGGGAACAAGAAATCGAACCTAGTGTTCCTGAAGAAGCTACCGAAGGCATCGTTACAGTTGTTGTCGCTGGCTTCACAGTACCTTTACCTGAACCACAAATATTGGTAGCAGCTGGAGCTACAGCTACAACTTCAGTCGCAGCAACATTGGCATCTACTGCTCTAATAAAAAGGCTGTCAGGTGTAATGAAGCCAATAATCAAGAAAGTTATTGCTCGTTTGAGGCGTCGGCCTGTGGATCAGTTGACGTGGGCGCGACAACGATTGGTACAACGTCGGAGCAGATAACGCTGTAGGGACTTTCAGGTCTTATCATGTATCCCATAGAGAGCAATTCCGCACATTTTAAAGCTCTAACAAGGGCATAATCGAGGCGTTCTTTTTCTAATTTCTTTTTTGCCAAGTTTTTACACGTCGAAACCATTTCACCATCCAACGGGAAACTCATGGTGGCTTGTATCCCAAAATTCTGGCCTCTTGTATAGTTAGGGTGATTATCGTTCCCTGTATAAAATGGTGTTACGGTAAGAGTTGAGGAATTACAATAGTGTCCTCGCCCGAAACTTTGAGTGGAATAACCACCCTGATTTATCTGTATAGCTTGATTGGACACCGACCCACTTGACGAGGCCTGTGGCGCTGCAGTTACATGTGTATCATCTTCCGCCCTAAGTGGTAGGGCTGATAACAGGCTTATTGAGAGAAGACCGACAAGGAAGTAGTTGTGCTTGTTTGATCTATTGTGCGGGTAATATCTATCGTTTCCACGATACCTGCTGATCTTTCGACAATCTCCAGCTGGAAATCTTCTCCAGCGGTTGTCACTGAATACGTTGTACTCGAATCCATTATGTCTCCGCTGGGTGTCACATTTGTTCCAGACCAGCTTTTGTAATCTCCGCCATAGATTTCTGTTGCAATAGTTTCTGAGATTTCTGTCGTCGTATTTGTTGTTGACGTCATACTGCCCTGGGTGAAGTTGGGATACGTCTGCGCCTGGGCCATTGGTGCGGCCAGAGACATCGCAATGATCGAAATCCATAGTTTCATGGCTTTTTCACGGGTTGTGGGTCAGCAGTCGGGGGCTTCTTTTTCGAGTCATCCTTACTTTGACCTGTTCTTGTTATACCGTAATGTGCTAAGCACCCGGTAAAAATACTTGCCACAAAAGTAGGATCAGCCTTGATGATATTTAAGTATCCGGCTGTCAAGATTGTGGCAGACCATCCAAGAACAGATAAGTGGACAAGAGCGGCAACGCGCCCATCCTTTTCCTCTTTTTCCATAAAAGATTGGATGACTCTCTTCAGGCTTCCTAGTTGACGCATCATTCTGGTGGCACTAAAGTCTGCGAAATTGCAAGGGCTTGACCCGTGAATCCCAGTGAATACATCGCAGCCGCTAAGGCTAAAGCAAGAGAAACCTTGAATGATCCTGCTCCGAAGTTGACCGCACTTGAAAGAGCCTTCCGTCAGAAATTTGTCAGTGAATCCTCGCAAAAGGACTTGACAGTCAAGCAAAGCTCCGATAACTTTGACGAGTAATCAAAAGGGCCTGACCCATGGACATCAAAGCCAAAATTGCAAAACTGCTGCGCATGCAGGAGTCGAGCAACGTCAATGAAGCAGCCAATGCTGCGCATCTTATCCAAGCTCTTTGTCAAAAGCACGGAGTCACCGTTCAGGATTGTCAAGACAAGTTTGACCCTGAGCGCGATGAAGCCGTGTTCTGGACAATGGGTCGAGTGTTCAAAAGGGTTGATCCAGCGTTCTGGAACTTGCTCGATCACGTTGCCACTTATTTTAACGGCACAACTGTTAACACGAGTGCAACAAAGCATTTTGATTTTAATTTAGACACTTGCAATCAAACGCATAGGGTTATCGAAGTTATTGCCACCAAAGGCAACAAAGTTCAAATTGAATTGTATTTTGACTATCTGTGTGAGGTAATGGAAAAGATGGCTGACGAAGCAAAGATGGAACGCCTGAGGAATGGTTATTACGGCGATCGAGGATTCAAATCTAATTTCAGGAAGGGCTTTGCCCGTGCTATCGGCATTAAGCTCCGTGATCAAAAGCGTGCTGAACGGATTTATCAAGAAAGACAAAAGGTCTCTGATAAGCCTGCACCAGATGCCCTTGCCCTGTTTGAACGCAACAAGATCGAGACAGAGCAGGTCTTGGCCCTGGTCAAACGTCGGTTTCCGAAGCTTGGCAAATCAAACGGATCTTCTTACGGCGGAAGCGGTACAGAGGTTGGATTCCAAGCAGGTAAAAGCACATCAACGCAACGTCAGGTAAACCGTGTCGAGTTGCCTCGGTTGACAGGCGGGTAATAAGGGGTCTATATTAAAGAGGTCAAACAAAGGGCAAGACCCATGGCTACCTTCGCTTACAAGAAACAGGTCACCTGGCAAACCGCTCAGGAGATCCGTTTCATTGTCCACAGCCTTGATAAAGATGATTATCAGGCAGTAGAAGTTTGCCGCTGGCAGACAAGCCTCAACACGGGCAAAATGCAGCAGCAGACAAGTCACTTTCACTACCTCAGCACAGCCCGATCAATTAAAGACAGCCTTTTGAAAGACGGCTACAAATTGCTTGATGCGGTCTTCTGACATTTGCCTGGCAGGGGTTGCGCCCTCTCAAATCAACGCTAACCTTCAATCATTCAACACCAACGGATTTAATCCCATGACAGACCTTCACCCTAATTCCCAGCAAATTCGTGAGATCATCGAGCAGGCTGGCAGCACTTTTGTTCGTGTTAAGTTCATCAAGAAGGATGGATCAGAACGCGAAATCACCTTCAATCCAAAGGACTATAACGAGGTCAAAGGCACAGGTAAAGCAAGCTCTAATCCAAACACTTTCAGGATTCGTGAAGTCCAAAACAAAGAAACTGGAAAAACTGTTTGGCGCAGCTTTGACGGAACTCGTGTACTTCGCATCTCTGCAAAAGGTAGGACTCTGAACTTCGATGTAGTCGGCGATAGCTGACTACCCTCTCGCAAATTTATTTTTTGCATCATGCAAAAAGACGAAGACATCCCGCTGATTCATCCGCGAATGGCTGAAAGGTATGCAGCCAAACATCCACCGACTGAAAAACAGTTGCTGTTTCCAAGAAGAAAACCTTCTAGGAACTATCGCCTCAAACGTGGTGCTTTTGCACGCTTCATCCAATCACAACGGGACGCTTCCTAATGAATCTGTACGTCACAAAAACCGGCCGCCCAAGGACTCGTATATTTCCTCCGGAAAAAATTGTATTGATCCGCCAGATGTATACAGATGGTTGTTCAATGGTCGAGCTCGCTAAATTATTTAATGTCAGTCGAAATACCATCTCTAAGTACGTTAACGAGCCACTCAGTAAGATGTAAATAGGTATCTTATTCAAGACATACGTTTCTTATGGGCGACATCATTATCCATAAGGAGCGAGTCTTCCGAAAGACCGATGGAGTTCACTTTGCTGACATCAGCATTGAGGGCTCCAACGGTATGGACCTGGTCGAACACAAGGGCAAAGCAGTTAGCCCACCAAGTGTGTTTGGAGTGTCCCGTTGGTACATGCATCGCCATCAGACAGACAACAACCGTGTGATTCAAGGTTGCAGGTTGTTTGAACTATTTTGTGATCACTTCAAGCATCCCCACTGGTATGTATTTCTCGACGAAAACACTGGTGCTCTTGAAATTCCACCCTTTTGCTATCATCGGTCGATTTCTGGCAAAAAAGGCAGCATTTTAGTTAATCATGCAGTTCGTGATGCACGATACAATGAAAAGCATGAATTCAAAACAACCTTCTGCTATTTTGCTGACTTAGTTGCACCTAGGTATTTCAATATTACTCCATTCGAAGTTTCATATTTTCAAGAGCATGGCGTTATGCCTGTATGGCTATGATTCATAACTTTGCCCTATACCTAAACTGCGTCCTTTTGGTGTCACTGTTTGTAGGAATCATTTATCAGTTGGACAAAGAGCTGAACGATGATTGATGATAATGATCCTGCAAATATTGAAGATCTAGTAGAACTAGCGATCAAAAACGCTCGTCAACCAGCAGAAGACTATGAGCTCGATCAGGCATCAGAGTTTGTGCGTCAATTTGTTGATGCATTGAAAAAGGGGTTAATCGTTGGTAGTGATGTAGACAATATCACTTTGATTTATCAATGCATATATGCTTGTGAAACATTCAAAATTTTATTTATCAAAGCGTATAAAGCTCAGCATGAGCGAATGGAAACAATTGATAAATTAAACAAGACGTTTGAAATGTGAATAGGAAGTCTGGTCTGTGTTCATCTTGAACA